GTCAACAGCAGACTTACATTCAACTGTGGTTCGCTGTTCTGCAACGCTTGCAGCCGGGTCATGAGAACTTGTAAATCTTCGCTGGCACCACTTGTAACACCTTGCACAAAATCTTTGTATCTATTCAAATCAACAGTCATTTTGTTCTCCTTATAATACAAGCTTACGCTGTCACAATGATAAGGTCAAAAAGAAACCCTGCGTTATGCAGGGTTTCTTTTTGGTTTAATTAATTTGTAATAATCAAGATCAATAAAACCTATATATTAATTTTTATAACTTACGATATACAGCCCAATTCTCCACAGGGCTATGTAATTTTTGGTAGCCAAACCTCGATACAATTACGTCGCATACCATTTGTACAGATGCGGTTGCAAGTTGTTGTTCAGTTAAATTAAGATATTCTCGACTGGGGTTACCAACGCAATCCTTAGGTAAAAAATTAATATCGTCAAACACAATTATTCCGCCGGGCAACAATAACAAGTCTATCAAAACAAATCCAAGACCGGTTACATTAAATGTGTGTCCTGCATCAAAATAACAAAAATCATATTTTGTATTACCTTCTTGTATAATTTTAGCCAAATCCCAGATATATCCTTCTGGCGACGTTACTGTATTAACATAACTTTGTAAATTAAACTCTTCTAGCATTTCACTAACACACGGTGGCGAAGGCGGGTTGTCGGGTCGATCAAAAGTGGTTAATGTTCCGTATCCTTGCTCGTGTAAAATAGCAGCTAGATACGTGCTACCTTTCCCATGATAGGTACCTAGTTCACACAAACTTGTATAATTGTTTGATAAAATAAGTTCACGCAAACACATCGCATACCAATGCTTCATAAATGGAACACTGGCAAATCGTTCTGATATTGTATCTATCAACGACGTAGAGTTAGACAACACAAATATCTCCTTAGTAATATTTAACAATACAATATCATAAGATACAAAGCATGCTTAAAAATAATGCCTCAATTAAGGAGCTTGGGTCATGCCGACATCTGTCAGCGAGTATAATGCATGTTATTTGTGCTGATCCAATACTGGTAAGCCGATTTAGCATCATGCTTGTATTCAGCTTCGAAATATGCCATTACATCGTCTTGCGATGCAGAACGCTTTAACTTTGTAATAATTACGTCAACAATAGTGTATAAATTATTGATAATCTTTTTCACGGTACTTTCCTTTGCAATAATATTGCGCTGCACAATATTTACTACAAATGATGCTATTACACAAGCGCATTGCTAGTGCATGAGGTATGCGTAAAATGCATAGCTATAGTTAGTCGTCAACCGAGTTTGTTCCGTTATTCTCTGCTGTGTTGCAAGTCGTTTGTAGGGTATTATGCAAATGTTTAAGCCAACTTACTTCTCTAAGCCAACCAGTTGAGCCACCATTTCCATAAAATATTGCAGCAGCCTCTGGGAGATATTGCTCATACCATTCTTGACCGGTTATTAAATCACTGCTAAAGAATGCATTGCCATCAAGCATAGCTAAAGTTTCTGCAATTGGACGTAAACAACGTTTTTCATCATCAGAAAAGATCTTACTATGAAACTCGTCTGGTACTCGAAGATAGTATTTGTATATACGAAAATCTCGTTTAGCGTTGGATTGCAAGCCCTCATCATCATCAATGGGCATTGATTCATTTTCCCACCATTCTTTAGGCATGTCGGTTTCCTAGTTTTGCTGCATTCGGAACAGGACTGCATCACTTATAGTTGCAAACCTAATTTCCACATCAGTGTATTGATAGTAATGGTCAGTTATAATAGATATTGTATAGTTATCATAGTTACAGCTTAACAGTTGTTCAAGCATGACTATCCAAGTTTCTACATCTAGTTTTGTACTAGTTGCTGTTTTTTTTCTTGGAAAACGTAATTTTACATCACGTAAATCTGGCTTCTCTGTCATTGACAGTTAGTCTTTGCCAAGAAACTTTTTAGCATATGCGTCGGCATAATTTTCAAGATTCTGTTGAAAATAATCAACACCTGCTGCGTTGTGCAGGCTTGGGGTTTTAGCTATGCTGTTGGCAATGATGTTGGGCAACTGGCCTTCAATCATGTCCAATATTCGACGTCGCTCGGTTGGACTCATATCTTTTGACCAATGTGCAAGTCTTTCTGCAACCATTCCCGACAGTTGCACAGCTAACTCACCCAGTTGTCTATTAAAGTCGCTGTGGGTAGACATAGATTATCTCCTATAACAATTTATTAATTTTAACAAATTATTATAGGAGATTTCAATATAGATATAAAGGCGTATACCAGTTCGTGTTGACAAACTTGCCAAACACTACTCTGCTGCGGAAGTTGAGGCAGTTCGCTTAGGTATTGCGTAGTTTAAATTCAACCAATTTCAAATCATCATCGGGGATAACTACACCAAAGCTCGGACTATAGTAACTGACATGTGTCAAATCGTCGCCAATGTCCACAAACATGTCTTTGTTGGGAGGTAGAACAAACATATCGGCGTTGTAACCAATAAATCGAAGATATTCTACATACGTTTTCAGACCTTGCCGGCCAGTGCACACATACTGTGTTGCCGATTTGTAGCTTGCAAACCCAAATTCATTTGCAAATTCGCGTAAGGTTTGCTCAAAAAACAAATACTTTAAGTTTTTGTTAGATCTTGCTAAGTTAATACGCACTATACATCTCCAATCTCTTCAACACCCTTGCTGTGCTCATAATAAGCAAAACGGCCAAAAGGTGGTTTAACACGAGTTTTGTATCCTTCTGTGATTACCCAAAGAGTATCACAGTAGTTTTCAGGTCCCCAAGTGCCATACGGAAACCCATCTGTGAACACCACAGCAAGTTTGGGCTCAATATGCTGGTCTTTCCAAAAATTCCAAAAAGCGTCAAAGTCGGTACCACCGCCACCTTTACATTGATACGACAGCAACTCGTCTTCACTGTCTTTAGTAAACTCTTTGTAGTTATAAATTTTTGTATCAAAACATACAATACCAATTTTGAAGTCAGTGTAAAGCTTCATAATACCGTATATTTCGCTTAAAAAGTCTTTTGCCATTGCATCTGAAATAGATCCACTCATATCAATGGCAATTTGCAAATCAATTGTTTCGTCCTTGTCCAAGGTTGGCAAGAAAATTCCACTATACATATGTTTACGATTTGGACGCATCCAAGTAAAATCGTCTACAACACAACTTTGAATGCTCTGTTGAAGCAAATCTCGCCAATTAACTTTTGATTCTACAAGTCCGTCGATTAAACGTTCTAAACTAGCAGGCATTTTGCCTGCGGCTGCGTTGGCAGCTTGCAAAATCTTGCCTCTCATTTCATCACGAATAGCTTTTAAGTCGGCATTTGTAAGTTTAATTTCGTTGCCATTGGCATCGCGAGCAACAATCTTGTCACTGCCAGCTGATCTGCTGTCGTCTCCTAACTCAAGATGTATATCCAGAGTTAGTTCTTTTTTAACCTTACGTTTTTCAAGATCATCGTAGACAGCTTCACTAGTCCATCCAATGTATTTGTCGTTGTACAATCCTACACGATGACTTTTGGTTTTTTTACCAGAGTCATCAGTATCATCTACAGGTACTCGCTCAGTAGGCATCTTACCAATTTTATCTCGAATTAGCGCAGCATTGATCACGTAGTCGTTGGCCATGTTCCACCATTTTGGATCTCGGTGACTGCGACGACCAAAATGATCAAACGCTACATGTAGAAGCTCGTGACAAAGAACAAACTGAATCTCGTCAACATCAAGCTTTTTAAGGAAATCTCGGTTGTAGTAAATATAACGTCCGTCAACCGCAGCAGTTGCACACCACCCAGCATCTGTTGCATCTACCAATGGTAAATGCATAATTAATGCACCAAAAAACGGCTGATTAAACAAGAGTTTAATCTTAGCCTGCTTCAGTTTTGTCTCTACTGGACTACGCTTAGTTTCTTGCGGCACGATTGGCATGATACCTCCTTAGATGTTACTACTGCGATTGTATAGATGAACTTGATGTAGTCAAGTATTATTTTATAAGTATACAGGCAGATGGAGTATCATCTGCCTGTATGGTTTGTATCAAGTATTTGGTAGAAGATCTGCAAAGCGCTTTACAAACTCGTTCCAGTTTGTGAGACGCGGAGCTTTAATAGGCAACTTATAGGTACCAAGAATAGTTTTGCTTGCCATTACCGACAGCTCTTCTTCAAAGTTATCCATAATAAATCGAAGGAATGTGTCAACTTGTGTATGGAAGTCCTCCATTGGTTTTTTATCGCCGGCACGTTCAGCCTTTTCGGCACGTTCAGATACATCTCGCAATTCGTAGCACAAAGCAGTTGTCAACGCATACATCACATCAATCTGCTTGCTAGACAACTTTTTTACTTTACCACTTAGTACATCTTTTGCATGCGGCAAATTAGCAGCTTGCTTGCGATAAGAAAGGAATTTAATACCAACACCCTCGCCAATAGTGCCTTTTACCATGTCGCCAAGAACATCGCTTGGAAGGTTAGTATCAACCAGCTTGCCATCTGGACCAGGTTCTTGCAGCAATTCGCTAACAAAATACCAGCTACGAGGAGTAGCAAATGCATACCCGTCTACACTTGGATTAAACTGGTTAAGATCGCTAGGCTGGAAGCTGATATAACCTACAATATCTTTATGCACACGGTTAAGTGTGGCCCATTCTTTCCAATCGTCAACATCAACATCTAGTGTTAGGTGTGTGAAACGATTGGCCAGTGGCATTGGCATGTTGTACGACACACCTTTGTCCTTAACACGATTGCCTGCTGCAATGATTACAGCGTCGTTGGGCAGTTGATAGTTACCAATCCGTCGATTGAGAATGATTTGGTAAGTTGCTGCCTGCACACTTGGCGGCGCAGCACTCATTTCGTCAAAAAATACCAGCGCACGACTTGCTTCGTCGATTGGAAGGTCGCTCGGGGTGCTCCAACGAAATTCTTTATTCATAATTGGCACATTGTTTTCGTCACGTACCAAATTGCCTTTGCTGTCGTATACCTTTACTTCTGCAAGATACGGAATGCCGCGGATATCAGTTGGCTCCATAAGTGGCAGACGAATGTCAATAAGCGGGCGATTTTGATCCTTGGCCACTTCTGCAACAAGCTCGCTCTTGCCAATGCCAGGCTGACCCCAAATAAACAATGGGCGCTTACGTGCAATGCTATGCTGAATTGCCAACTTTAAACGGCTCGGATTAACTGTGCTAATTTCTAAAACTTTATTACGTGTTGCAGTTGCCATGTTGTACCCCTTAAACTAACTGTTTGGTTGCATCGCACTTATATGACAGATATCTGTCAGTGTCAACAGTTATTTTAGGTGGAAATCAACAAATCGTTTTATGCTACCATCAAACATCAGCATTTCAAAATGAGTGCCTTCATTCCAAACATAAACATGCCGGCCGCGATTACACCATGGACTTTGGGTTATTCTGCCCATGTTAATTAACACTCGGCCGTTTATAGCAGCATTATCTGCGTGTTCAAGTGCCCACGATTGACATGTACTATACATGGCAATGGCTCCTAGATTAGTAAGCTGCCAGCTATTTTTTATAAAAAATAATCTAACAATCTCATCTGTAGTATTGGGTAAAATGCTGTGTTGTAAATTGTGCCATGTTTCAACAATTTCCCAGTTGTTCAACAGTGCTAACACAAGCTCTTCTCTCAGATGCCAACCGGACGGCAACGGACTGAGATGTTTAGAGATTTTCCGTAATAATCTCGCCATTTGTCAATAGATACACTTTGAAGCGATCGGTCTTAAACATTGCATTTAGTTTTTCAGCTAAGTTGTGTGCGTGGCCAGAATTAGAAAATGAACATTTTTTGTATTTTGGCCCAGGATAATCAAGCAGTTTGTTTAGACTACGGAGATTAATCGGTTGATCGTCCAAGAATACCGCGTATATACCTTCGGCCATAAGAACTTGTTCGCTCTTATAAGTTTCTGAATCTGTATAATCTAATAATACGGTAGGCTTTGGTCGGCTCATGGGGTTCTCCATGAATATTTATCTTATTTGGCAAAAGAACCTGACAAGCTGCCAAGTAGCCTTTCAAACTCAATCTCAGACCAATTAGCCATAACAGTTTCTATCTTACTATGTAAGAAATGTACCATACCATACGGGTCAGTTTTTTTAATTAATTCGATATTATGTGTGTTTAATTTTAACACGTCGCTTAGTTGTGCGGATTCGCATAGAATAGGTTCATATGAACAGTTGCCAGTCATTACCCACAGCATGACCACAACTGCAATGCTATACGGCAACACCATTCCGCCTATGCATGCATATCGATCGGTGCCAACTGAGACCAAGTGACAGCCACCACTTAACTGGCTAAACACTTGCATTTCATGTAGATTTTTACTCATAGTCGTTGTTACCATAGCCATTTAAAGCCATTTCTCTACGTTGTTTTAATAATTCAGCCATATTTTGATTATAGTATCGTAATCGGCATTGAAGCCGTGCAAGCTGTATTTAATTACGTACGTCTTAGCAAATAATGCTCAATTGCAACAAATGCGTTGTCAAAAAAAACTGCCACCCGACAACTCAATTTCAGATTTATCTGCTAACAGCTGATCTTGTAGTGTAATTATTTTGCTACTAAGATTGTTTACATTAGCAAGAACAAGGGCAATCGCAGTGCTAAGTTCTTCGGCATCTTGAATAGTAAGGCGGATTTCCTTGCTGTTGTAATTTCGAGCTGTTTGATATTTTTTAATAAAAACTTCCAATGCGCTTGTGCTCATACTTGTATCTCCTTGTTTTTTTGCGATATTTGGTGTAGCATTTCAAGTTTTGTAGTGTATGGCCCAATGTGGTCGTATTCTGCTAATGTAGCTAAACGAGGACAAAATGCATGGGTCCACCCTTGTTGGAACTTAAGTGCCCAATATCCTGCTGCATATAGTTCTTTTGTTTTTTCAGTTTTTGTATAACTAGGGAACGGTTCTAAAGACACGTTTGCATACGATTTATGTTTAATCGGAAATCCCGAAATTTCACCAGATACCAACTCTTTGGTTAATCCAGTATGTTCTTCAACGACAAGTTGGCCGCCTAGGTGTAACTCTAACTCAGCAATATTTGCAAAAGATTTTGGAGTAATTTTTCCGATCACAGTGATCATACCGTCGTGATCGTTTACAAGACCTAGCCTATCACCATCTGCTATAAGCAGCCAACTGGTGTCCCCAATGGGTTTAAGACTGTATTTTTTTACCATTGTAAATGATCCTTTAATCCGTATCCTGTTGAGACTGTAGCAAGCCACCTGCATAAACAGAGCTAAAACATGTACTATACTCTGCACTAGTTTTCTCAATCTTTACCAACCCATGTCGATTGCAAAATTTAATAAGCGACAGTCCAACTTGACGTCGCGGTTCAACTATAATGTTTGTTCTAACAATTTCGTTAAATTTCTCTAGTAAATCTGCAGGTTGCCGGTTAAGATCAATTAAAAGTCGATTACGTTCAAAATCGTCTTTTACACGATGTTCAATGCCTTCATGGTCAATCCATTTGCTGAGCATAAGATTGTTCCAAGCAAACCCTCGATTATAACGATCTTCGTATGCTTCTTGTAATTTTTTAGTTCTTACACCAGGATACGCACTCATTACATTGTCACCATCGTCGCCGCGCATACATTTTTCAAACAACAACCATTCCGGATCAGGTACTGGCATATCGTTGCCCTGCTTATTTTTAGCAATCTTACCATCTTTGTCAAAAATACCGTCCTTGGTAAGGAGTAGGCCAGATATACCATTGTAGATCATAACATTTTCAGAAATTAATTGCTGAAAGTCACTGTCGCTACTGATAACAATGTGTGTATCAGTAGGATGCAAACTAATCCATCTTGCAACCATATCGTCTGCTTCAGCTTCTGGATGCCGTAGCAACGTACAGTTTGTGTGATTTTTAATAAACTGTATGAACTCGTCCATAACTTCAAAGAAAACGTTGTCTTCTTCTACTTCTCGTGGAGTACGTTTAATAGCAGCAGCTTTTCTATTGGCCTTATAAGGTGTATATACATCTTTGCGCCAGCTTCGGCCTTCTAGGCAAAATACAGTATGATTGGCATCAAATTGATTCCAAACTTTTTTAATACTAGAAAAAATTATATGAAGTGCCAGCGCCAGCTGTTGCTCTGTGTCAGGCGCTTTTACTCCATGACGTACACGTTGAAATAGATTCTGAGTGTCAATAACAATGTATGTTTGCGGCATTTTTGATCCAATAAGTTTCTATTTTTATTATAGTGCCGCAGGTATTGATGTCAAGCAAACTTTTATAACAAGCATGCATTCAACAATGTCGTTATGTTTCGCTATCATTATCTGGGGTTATTAAAGGGTCTGCTCGACGCGACGGTGTTATAAGATCGGCTTCCATTCCATTTATTTCTTCAGTAATACTAATACACACATCGTTTAACCATTTGTTAATAACATCGTCTTCGTCACCATCGTAACCGTTAGCCAGCAAATGCTTGTAAAAGTAGTCGTTATAATCCAACTGAAAATACGTACGCGAACTAACTGCAGGATCCCAATTAATTACAGGCATGCTTACCCAAGGTTCTTTTAATATATCAGCACGTTTGCGATCGTACTCTAATTGTGTAATTTTTTCATGTTTAAAATCTGCATCTAACAGCGCCAGAGCCTGTTGTGTTTCGTCAGTTTTAGTAAGTGTTACAAGTTTCATATCGTAGTCATACTGACTGATTTTGTTATGTTTGAGATTTATGTCTAACATCGCAATTTCTTGCTTCTCAGGATCAGGCTCTGTTAGTTTAACTACAGCACAGTCATAGTAGTATTGGTCGATCTCGCTGAATTTCAGTCTAAGATCTAGCTTCTTAAGTGCAAGTGTATCAAGATCGTCGCCATAATTAATCTCTAACAACTTTTCCTCTAGGTCTCTTTGCTCAAGCTCGTATTCGGCTCGGGCAATCTCTCGAGTCTTGCCTTTTAGTCCCCACGAACCAGGCCAAAATCCAAATGGTATTAACGGTGTTCTTTTAGTCATATGTAATTATTCTCCAATACGCAAATCTGTTGTAATTCTTTCGTATCGTAATTTAGCACTTGATACAATTTCCATATCGTAAAAAGCATTTACGTGCGGATAGTTAGTATTATACGAGTTGTGTTTACCTTCTATAAATTTAGTTGGAATGCTTTTGCCAAGATTGTACGAATACTGCTCTTCTCGCATAGTTCGTTCTAGTTTAGTTGGTATACGACTGTCATGTTGCCAATAATGCTTCCATTTTTCACACCAATGTGTATAGCCCGGATAGTGTCCATTAACTGTCCATTGAGACGGCGAGTCTATGTATGGCACCGATTCCTCGGTGTAAAATGCCAAGTTGTTTTCGATCATTCTAACTACAAAATCATAGTCCTCGTACCCAGTTCCAATAAAGCGTTCATCAAAAAATCCAATACGCCTTAGCAATTCTTTTTTGAAACCAAAAAATCTAAACAGTCTCAGACCGACAAATGCATAACCGCTATCTAACAATTCTAATGTTTTATGAATATGGACAGGAGTTGGTCTGACTTTGTCACTCATTAGTATAACAGTTTCTGTAGGAGAACTAGCCACACATGAGTTAACCAACTGAGAAAAGTTTTTAACGTTACTGCCGTCAAAGAAATTTAAAGTTTCGGGTGCAAGCTCTGCTTGCATTTCATTAAATACATGAGGTTTGTTTGATATAAGATAAATGGAATAGTTATTCATGTATGAGTTTTAAACCTATTTGGTAAGATAGCAGCAGGATCTTTGAGATCGAACATGTAATCTGGTGCATCATGCGGCACAATGTATCTTACATCGGGATGCACAAACTTTTGATGTTGTGATATAGGACATTCCTGTATTCTCTTGGAGAGCGTGTTGAGGTTGCCACTATCATCAGTATAATTGATGGTGAAGAAACCTCTATTGGCTGCCAACAACCGGCCATATTGATCGTACCAATCGAATCTAACCGGAATGCTCAATCAAGTAGCCCATTCGTTTTTGTAGAGTGGTACTTGAATACGAGGACTGAATCTGAATCCATTGTTTCGACAATAATCAGCTACTTGTCTCTCGTTCAATTCATATACACTATTGACTCCGCCAACTGGCATCAAATATACCGGAATACCCACACCGGCTGATTGATATTCAGCCACGGCCCGATGGGCATCAAGTACGTCAAGGTCGGTGCTAACGACAAATTTGAAGTAGCTGCGATGGCCATGGATTTCAAGATAGTCCGAAACAATTTCGGGAAGAATTGCACTCTCCCATTTTTCACCGCTGGCAGGCAGTTTGGCACTGATACTGAATGTGACCTCTAACCCATTGTTTTCAGCATACTGATTTAAGATATCTTTGAACTTGGAGTCAAGTTTTTGAGTACCATTGGTCTCAAATGTCAGATGAGTCAAATTCATCTCACGATCATAAATCTCTCGCAG